ATCCAATCGGGCTCCGGCGTCACGCAGAACTCGGGCTACGCCTGCCCCTATAATACGGCGTTCAAGCTGACCTCGGCAGATGTTGGGCCGGATGGTGTCGCCACTATTCCGCCGACGACTGACGAGCTGTTCCTGGCCCCATTCCCCGGCGATGCTTTCGACTACAGGATCGGCGATGGGGCTACCTACGTAGATGTTCCCGAACTTGCGGCGCATCAGGGTTCTGGTACTTTCAATGGTGGCAACAATAAATTCGGGATCTGGACGGATATAAATGAAGCATCAGATCCGGTTCGCACAGTCACCGGCTCGGGCATTGGTCTGCCGCTCTCCAACGTGCGGATGCCTGACGGCTGGCCACCGTTTACGACTGGCGGCGAGGCTACTCTGCTGGTGGATTTTCAGACGCGGCTGAGCCACTGCTTTGTCGGCATGACGCGATCGGAGGACAGCACGACAAGGGCGGCGAGCATCCAGCGCTCTGCGAATATCGGCGAGTGGAGCCACGGCACCACGCTAAACTTCGAGCGTCGGGGCACATCGGCTTCTGGCATCAACAATTTGAAAACACTGGTGCGCAGTGCTGACCTGTTCCGGGTCGATTATGAGATTCCCTACGCCGTGGGGGTGGTGTTGCCTCGTGGAGAGACGGGCCACGCCTCGCCTGCGGTTATCAGCAAAAGCATTCAAGTCCCTGCCGGGTGGGTGGACTACAATGCAAATGAGGCAGACAAGAACACCGGACCGCTAGCCTACGGTGCCCGTCTTGGCATCCCGCCGACATACGACTTTGTTACGGCAATCAATGCGCGCGGAGAATCCGCACAAGCAAAGGAGATTGCGATCAGGTTCTTTCGGCAAATGACTGTCTTCGGGTGCATCGTTGTGGATGGCGGCTCGCAACCGAATTTCCGCATCGATACTCGCGACTTGACTATCGAATTTGGCCTGAGCGATGCTGCGGTAACGGCGATCTACAACGAGCTGACTGATATAATCCGGGCACTGCTCTGGCAGAATTTGAAGCTCATCACCAATGCGGTGACAGGCGCTACTGCCGTTGTCACAGCCGGTGGCGGTTATACCGGGTCGATCGGCACGCTCACAAATCCTGTGGGTGGTGGGACGGCGCTGGACTATGGGGACATTTACTAATGATGATCCTCCCCTTCTTTCTCGCTTCGGCTAATGTAACTGTTCCTCTTGCCCTACCATCGCTTGCAGTGGCGGTAGCGAGCGAGAACACAAACGACGACAGCATTACGACCGGTTCATTCACGCCGGCAGTCGGCGATTACCATGTGATCATCGTGGTCAGCCGCGACGGCAGCTCGACCGCACACGGGACGCCCGCCCCGTCTGGCTTCACTTATGAGGCGACGCCTAACCAGCGGGCGACAATAGAAAACGCCAGCGGAAACTTTATTCGGTCAACGATCTGGACAGCGCGAGTTGCCACCAGTGCATCCGGCACTCTCACGCATACAGCGGCAGGGGCTCTGTTCCAGCACGTTCTGGTAATTCTGAAGGTTCCGGGTGCTACGGCGTTCGACACCTACGCAACAGGTGCTGCATCATCTGGCACAACATTGGATGCGGCATGGAATGCAACACCCAATGCAGCAGCTCTGGGTATCGCGGCCATTGGTCAGGACAGTACATCTGGGACATGGACTTGCAGCACTGGAATGGACCTTGTTGCATCTGCGAGTGGCACGGTAGGCTCGCTGAGATGGGAGGTCCGGGCCAAGTTGGCATCGTTGCCCAGTCCCATTGCCTTTGCTGGCATGGCCAGCGGTCTCAACAAAGCAGCATCAGGGATTTCACTTATATGAGATGCATAAGGAAGAGACATGACTACTTTAATTGAGCTTATCAATGATATCTTACGAGCAACTAAGTCTCATGGTGTGTCTGACTGGCAGGATACTGATGAGTCCCGGTCTGCTGCATACATTGTAAGACGACAGCTAAATGCGCTAGTAAAGTTATATCCTGAGTCTGTCAAGAAGAACAAGATTAGAGAATTGTCTTCCCTGTCTAACGAAGATACTCCTACATCTTTCACTAAGAGTCCAGAGATTGAAGAGATCTATTGGATCAAGTATAAAACAAATGGTAAGTACAAGGCTGTTACCTATGTTACTCCAGAAGACTTCATTAATAGAGCAGACATGGCTGATACTACCCAGTCGTATATTCAAACAGTTGCTATCAACTCAGTAGACGTGCCTATCTTTAATGATAGACCACCAAATTACTGGACAACCTTTGATAATTCTGTTATAGTAATGGATGCATTTGATTCTGATGTAGATAGCACACTACAAGCATCCAAGAGTCAGGCGTATGTAAGAGAGAAGTATACGTTTACATTCTCTAATACATTTGAGATACCTCTAGATGAGACGTTAGTATCTGTCTTATTAGAAGAGGCTATCTCTTCTGCATACGTAGAGTTCAAAGGATCAGTTAACCCTAAAGCAGAACAACAGGCACGAAGGGGTAGAATACTAGAGAAGACTAATCAGGATGTAGCAACTTGGACAGCATACGGTAGGCTCTGATGGAAGACATTAAAGTAGAAACTCACTACGGACCAAGGGAGAACCCTTACGTACTTTACCGTAATGTACAAGGTATGTACTATTGGAAGCCTAAGGCCAATACACCAAGGGTAATGGAAGGTTTGTTCACATCTAAGGACAAGGCTCTGTCTGCCTACATTCGACACCTTAAGTCCGAGACTAAGCCGTATCATAAGAACACAAGGGAACGTTTCTGTGGTAATCCTTGGGAATCCACATGGAGACTACCCGCAGCAAAAGTGAAAAGCAATGCAAAAGAAGAAGTACTCTGAGAACCTTAGTGTTCCTAAAGCTAGGAAGCCTAAGAAGAATAATAGTGTTTTACTAATTACTAAGAAGCCTAAAAAGAAAATTAAGTAATGCCTAGAGTAGCTAAGCTATACACACCTTTACTAACAGGATACGTAACAGAGGTAAATCCTCTAACGTATCCTGAAGGTGCGTCTAGTGACGAGCTAAACTCATACGTAACTAACAAGAAGTCTAGGGTACCACGGTTAGGATTTAGGCAGGAGATAGATTACACTAACAGCAACGTAGGTGCCGTAGCTACTACGTCTAACCACTATTGGGAGAACCCTGATAACCTTAAGCGTACTAGGTTTCTGGTATTACAAATCAATGCTACTCTACACTTCTGGGATATCTCTACGTACAACTGCTCAGGTAACAAGAAGTCTTTTACTGTAGACTTAGAGAATTATCTTAATCCTTTCTCTGTTACTGCTGCTAATGACTATGTAGACGTAGCATCAGGTAAAGGTTTTCTCTTCGTAGCTTCACCAGCTATCGAACCATTCTATATCACCTATGACAGTGATACAGATACTATCACAGTTACTACTGTCACCCTTAAGATCAGAGACTTCAAGTTTCTACCAATCACTGAAGAATTTACTGATGAACCAGCATCTCCTTCCATCGAATTTAAATACAATCTGCTCAATCAAGGATGGTCAGAAGACTACATTGATCAATATCAAAACGGTACAGACATCAGTGGATTTACAGGTTATGGTGTCTACCCTAGTTTAACCAAGCATTGGGCGTTAGGTAAGAAACCTTATGTATCTTCTCAATCAACCCCTGATGTAGAAGAACGTAAGAAGATTGGTCTAGATTTATTTGATCCAAGGGAACTAAAGGGAACGTATACTGGTACTACAGTAGCTCCAAATGGACACTTCATCTATGATGCATTCAGGATTACCCGTGAGGTAGATGGTACACCAGTAAGACAAGAGATTAAGAGCAAGAGACCCATCTCAGTAGCATTCAAGTTTGGTCGTGCTTGGTGGACAGATGGTGACCTCATCTATTTCTCTCAGATCATTGAACAGGATGTTAACAAGGCAGCATTGTGCTACCAAGATGCTGATCCTACATCAGAAGACATCTCTGACTTAATTGATACTGATGGTGGTACTATCAACATTCTTGAAGCTGGTTACGTCATCAAGCTTGTAGCAGCATCCAACAGTGTGATTGTCTTCACTGAGAATGGTGTATGGGATATCTCTGGTCAGGAAGGTGAATCATTCAAGCCTACTGCTTACATCCCAAGGAAGATTTCAGATAGTGAGTTGGTGTCTAGTAAAGCAGTAACTGATATCGAAGGTATACCAGTATGGGCAGCTACTGATGGGCTGTACACCCTACAGGTAGAACAGGTGTCCCGTTCATACCAAGAACAATCTTTGACTGATCAGACAATCAAGACGTACTACGATGCAATTGACAATAAAGAAAATATGGATATAGATTTTGACAGGGCATCTAGCAAGATATACTTCCAGCATGGATTGAATATTCTTGTCTACGATTTAATCAATGGTAGCTTTCACCCTTGGACTGTAGCTAGTGATAACAAAAGTATCATTGGTGCATTCAGCACTAAGGATAGAGGTAGGATCACTGAAGAGATTGATGTAGAATCAGATGATCAGCTAGTTGAGAGTAACGGAGTACAGGTAGTAGTATCTCAGACCGTAGCATCTGATAGTCGGACTACAATCAAGTTCATCATCCTCGACGGAAGCAATTTAACCTTTGGCAGTTTCATTGATGCTAACTATTACGACTGGTTAGATGAAGACTACTCTGTCTACATTGAAACAGGACATATGTTTGAGGAGGCTCCAGCTTCTCGTAAGTCTATGCCATACGCTACCTTCTACTTCGAAGAGAACTCAGTAGACAGTGAGTGTCTCTTCAGTCACAAGTGGGACTTCTCTATCTCAGAGAGTAGTAAGTTGTGGACTGATCCTATAGATATCTATGAGACTTCAGGTATCTATAGAGGAGTAACCTTTGTAACGAGACAGCTACATGGATCAGGTAACTTTGTAGTCCTACGCTTTGAAGGAGTACCCGGTAAGTCTTTTAATCTCTATGGGTTCTTCATCGAGTGGGACCTAGACGCACAACGTAAGGATCGTTCGTAATGGCTGCATGGGTAATTCCTTTAGCACTAACTGCTGTTACTCTTGGTGCTACTTATTTGTCATACCAGAAACAGCAAGAAGCAGCTTCGGCTTCTAAGAAAGCCGCATCTATCCAGAGGCAGGGACAGGATGCTGAGCTACGTAGAGCAAGGGTGCTAGAGATAGCCAAAGCTAGGCGTCAAAGAGCTAGTGCTCTAGCCATTGCTGAAGCCTCAGGTGTCAACGCTGTTGGATCTAGTGTAACAGGTGGTGTTAATTCTGTTACGTCTCAGAGTGCAGGAAACCAAGCATTCTTAACAAGTCAGAGTACCTTCGCTAGGGCTGCTGGTAATCAACTAGCTAAGGCTTCTAGTGCTGAGACGCAGGCAGGTAAGTACAACCTCTTGTCTTCTACTGGTCAGTTTGGCTTAAGTACCTACACTAATAGGGAAGCTTTATTTGGAATGACTACGTGATAGAAATCACTAAACCTAACGCACCACTAATTGTAAAGCCTAAGCCAACTTCAGTTGTAGGTGAAGGTACTGCATGGAATGCTACGGTTGCTTTCCAAGATGCTGTGTTGGATCCAAACGTAGAACCCGGTGAGATCTCTGCTGCCTTGAATGGTGTACGTGCTACTATCACCCGTGAAGGTGAAGACAAAGCAAGGGCTATTGCTGCTTCTCAGGAGCTTCGTGAGAGGGAGAACTTCATCGTAGAGACCTATGGTCCAGTTAATCCATCAATGGCTGCTGACATGATCCTAGCGCAGCCCTACAGGGATACCTACCTTGAAGAGAGGTCCATCGATAAGCAAATCAATGCTGGACTAGCTGATGAAGAGTCGTTAGGCCCTATTGAAGTAGTAGATGTAGTAGCTGAGACTACCAAGAAGTTTGCCCACGTAGCTAGGGAACTAGAGAAGAGGCTTAAGGGTAAAGCTAGTGAGTCTTTCTTGTCTACCTTAGGGGACCTAGGTGGTTCACTGCTATTCTGGAATACAATCAGATCAAGAGTAGGACTAACAGATAAAGATGTCAACTACTTCAATCCTCTCCAAGCTCAGCAGGTCTTTGATGAAGTCTATGATGTCATGTTTAACTCAAGGACTCTTGAAGATTTCATTCCCAAGTTTAATGAGTACCTTGGAAACCTTGAAGAACGATCGGGTATTTTTGGAGTCAATGATGCACTGGTCATCGAAGGACTGCAAAGACTTCTGAACTTCCAGAACCCGGGTACACTTTCCTTCAATAACTTCAACAGTGTGCTTGACTACAGTAGTATTCTTGGCTCAGCTTGGGGTCTTACTAAGGCTGTACGTTCTCCTGTTGTACTAGCTAGGGTAACTGGCAATCCTAATCTTGCTGCTCGTCTGAATGCTAACAACACTGCTGGTGCTGCTGCTCACAATGGGCTTAATGGGGTACAGCAGCTACCTCTCACAGGTAACCCTAACATCTCCATTGCTAATAATGTACAGCAGGTACAAAGAGATGTAATTAAGTACATTAACAATCACTTCGATGAGATCTCCAAGTATCGTACACCTGATCAGCTAATGCAGGTGCAGGCTTTAACTGAAGATACTGTACGCACTATGTACCCTAACCGTGTCATTGATGTACGTTGGCAGAAGGTAGATCAGACAGGTGCTGATCAGTTCACTGAGTTTATGGACGTCTACCTAGGTACTCAGAAGGGGGATGGATTCTCTTCTGAAGCTTGGGCTACTAATCAAGCGCAACACATGGGACTAACTGACTTCTCTGTAGTACAGGATGCTTCTACTCGTAAGTGGCTAATCAAGACACAGCACAGACCTACCGAGTCTAGTAACATTCTAATGGCTAACCTTGAAGAGTTCTCTTCATCTACTACCGGTAGGCTATTAGCTGGTGCTAGACAGCTTGTGTCTGATCGTATGTCTGCTACTGCTGCACTTGGTGAGCTACGTGGAGGACAGCTAGTTGAACAGTTTAAGCCTTTAATCAAGAACATTGAGAAGCTTAACAAGAAAGCCAAGAGAGACTTCAACGCTATAGTAACCAAAGGTTTAAATACTGGATCAGGTAAGTGGTTCACTGATCAAGAGCTAGTGAATGAGTATAACCTAGCATTCAATCGTAACCCTACTCCTACTGAGGTGACAGCGTACCATAGCTTCAAGGCTATGTCTGACGTAGAGTGGGAGATCCGTAATAGAGCCCTACGTGAGACCTTGGCCTTTGAGAACTGGAAAGAGATTACCTTCAATGGTAATCCTATGATTGCTCGTAAGGTAGACACAGTTCCTGTCAACGCTAAGGTCTACGACTCAGCAGGTAACCTAATCCAGAACCTGTCTCCTAATGACATTGTAGTTCAGCTCATGGAAGGTGTACGTAATCCTCAAGGTGGGTTCCCCATTGCATTCATGAAGCTCAATAGAGCTACTGATCTTAGGGAGTTGCCTAACAGAGTCCTTGGATACGCAGAAGGTGGTAGGCGCTTCTACGATACTGAACACTTCATCAAGCAGGCTAACAATGTAGTGTCTCGTGAAGGTGTGCATATCTACCATCCTCGTACAGGTTCGGCTACCAAGACTTCCAAGGAAGCTAATGAAGTAGCAGCAGCTATGAATGATGCTAACCGTATCTACAATGAGTGGAGTGCAGGTACTCTTACTAACGCAGCAGCAGATGCACAGCTAGGTCTTCACCGTACCCTTGCCTCCCTTAATATCGCTGAGCTTGAGCGCAAGGTACTCGCTGGTCAGTGGAACCCTAATGAGTTGTGGGAAGTAGTGCCAGATAAGGGGCTACCTTCAGCTACAGTACGGGCTAAGGCTACTACTAATTCTATCGACTATACTACCAACATCAATGATTCAATCCTCTTCTCTGATCGTATTGGAAGGATGTACTACAGTCAGAGAGGAGACCCTATCAAGTCTCTTGAGACAGGTAACCCACTACCTACTGTCAACGTATTTGAATCCATGTCTAAGTCTGTGTCTTCTGCTATCCGATCAGGTGCATGGAACAAGTACAGGATTGAATCAGTTAACTCATTCGTTACTACAGCCAAGCAATTCAATGCTATCTCTAACATTGAAGTACTCAAGGCTTCCCCTTGGGAGATCCTAAAGACAGCAGTGATCAAGCATTCAGATGCTAAGGTTGAAGCTAGATTGAAAGAGATGCAGAAACAGATCATCTGGAACATTGATCCTGCTACCATGGATTCTGCCATCATGGATTCCATCCGACGTAGAGCCAGAGAATGGATCTATGATCGTGATGGTGTGATGAAGAACTTCCCTAACTTGACTGACTTCATTGAGAACAGGATTATCCAAAATCCTATCACTTCACTCAGAGGTATTACTTTTGATAGACACATAGGTATGTTTGGTATTGACCAGTTATTCGTACAGTCCACTACACTTATGTCTGCTGCTGCTACGTACGGTATTAGGGCAGCTACTGATACCATTCCTTGGACACTAGCCTTGCGCGCAGCCGAGACAGTACGTGGATTCAAGGGTGCTAGGGAGTTTGATAGCTTCATTGGTGCACTAGCTAGGTCGCATAACATCCCTACTACTGAGCTGCGTCGAAGGATGAAAGCATTAGATGCTGTAGGTGTGATGAAGGTAGGCGGTGAGTATGCTGATCTACAAAGCCTAGGTAACTACGTAGAGTCCTCAAGGTTCTTTGGATCTATTGAGAAGTTCAGACAGAAGGGCCGTATCTTCTTCAACTGGGCTGAGCAGAACAATAGGCTTGTAGCATTTAATATTGCTTACGATATGGCTAAGAAGGAGGGTCTTGATCCACTAAGTCAGAATGGTCTTGACTTCATTGCACTTAAGACCCAAGACTTCTCATTCAACATGACTAGGTCTGCTACCGCAGCTTGGCAGAGGGGAGTCCCTTCTCTCTTCACTCAGTTCTTTGGGTATACGGGTAGGTACATCGATGCCTTATACGGTAAAAACTTTACACCAATGCAGAAGGCTAAGTTCGTACTAGCTAACTTCATCATGTTTGGAGCAGCAGGTATTCCCTTCGGAGATAACCTAGCTCAGTACTTCGGAGTAGAGGGCGAAGCAACTGATGGGCTACTAGACACGGTTCTTTCTAATATCCTAGAAGTTGAGACTTCCTTTAGGGGTAGGGTATCTCCTGCTCAACAGGTAGAACAGATGTCTAGAGAAATCCTTATGGATGGGACCAGTGCTCTCTTTGCTACACCTGCTGGTGATACCGTCCTTGATTTGTTCAACCTCTTCCGTCCAGCAGGTAAGGTATGGAACCTACAGTATGCTTTCCATTCACCTAACCCACTTACTGTCTTCACTAAGGGTGCAGTAGATGCAGTCACAGATTTCATTACACCTTGGGGTAGACTTGAGAAGGCATGGTTCATCCATCAGACTCAACGATTAGAAGATAGACTTGGCCGTAAGATCCTTGAAGATGTAGAAGGGTACTCTACTTCTGCTGCTATTGCTGCTGCTATGGGTATTCAACTACAGGAAGTTGATGATCTGTATCGTCAGTATTCAGATGACAAGATCAAGGATGGCTGGCTAGTTAAGTTCCTTGCTGAGGTGCTGGCAATGAATAGGAATAAAGCATTCTGGGGTTCAGTAGACAACAACGATGAAGCGTATGAAAGTGGTAAGTTGATGACTGAGATACTTGGTGCTACACTAGATAACGATCCTGCCTTGAAGGTTAAGGTGTATGATGAAGCACAAAGACTATTCGCAGAGAGGGGCTCTCGTGAGTGGAACTCTGAAGTACAATCCCTAAAGAGAGGTTACTAACTCGCTATGAATAAAGGAAACACAGATGGCTGGTGAGTTTTCTCCTGTAGTAGCAGAAGCAGAGACTAGGCAGTACCCTATTGATACACCATCTAATAGGTCTTATGACTACTTAGCTGGTCAGATCAACTCAGTAGGTAACAGTGCCTTAGAAGCATTCGCTTCTATGCCAGATACTAGTCTACAACCCTTGGCTAAGAGAGCTAGGGACCTAGTCATGCGTGCTTCTCAGGTTAATGATATCACAGGGAGACCGGTTCAGTCATCTCAGAAGACTAAGACTGAGGCTGCACTACTAGTTGCTGATGCTGGCCTAGCTGGTCCTGAAGCTGTCCGCTTCGTGTCTAATATCCTAGGCAATACACTTAGTGGTTCCCTAGGTATCGTAACTACTAACCCCTCTGTAATGGCAGAAGAAGATTTCTTCCAACGTAGAGATGCAGCAGGTATTGCAGCTCTTGGTACTGATGCCTCAGATGAAGCTATTGCACGGGAAGGTGAGAGGCAGCTACGTGTCCAAGAAGAGATTAGGCTTGCTGGTCAGAGGATTGAGTTAGCCAAAAGTGAACTTGCTCTTGATGAGAGCACGTACAACCATAACAAGAGAGTCATTCGTGACGAGGCTAGTTCTATTGCTTCTAACGTCACAGCTAAAGTACTGAACCCCTTTTTTAAGCAGATAGCTGAGACTAACCTATCTGATCCTGCTTCTATTGAAGCTAACAGAAAAGCTCTCTTAGAAAGACAAGCTCAGATATCTGCCGTTCTGTCTCAGCAATATGATGAACTTGGTGTAGACTTTGATACACAAACAGAAGTAATGAATCAGTTAAACCAACGTTTCCAATACATGGCAGATGGGATGGGTAAGATGGCAGAGATGCCTGCCCAGACATTGAGGATGATCCAAGGTATTAACCAACTATCAGAAGTTGAAAATGGTACACTACTTGGTGCTGTCTTCGGTATGTTCGGAGAAGCGCAATCAACTATTGCTTTCCAGAGTGCTGGAATCCAGAACCCTGATATCTTCGCTGATCTAGGGAAGGACTTAAGTAGTTATCTTGGTAGGACTAAGCTAGCTAGACAGGCTCTAAAGTTCAGAGACTACGATAACTCAGAAACCACTATGCCAATGGCTATTGATATCGTATCTAATCCTACTTCAGCTAATGATCCAGTATCTCTTAGCACTCTAGCAGATGCAGCCAGCTATCTTGTAACTGGTGCAGTGAATGGTAACTTTAACTCTCAGATGAATGCACTAGATCTTACTACGGATAGCAACTTCTTAGATAACCTAATCAAGTCAGGTGATAGAGAAGCCATCGTAAGAGTAGGAGTTTTCCAAAAGGAATTTGGTGAACGCTTAGCTATGATGATAGGTCAAGCAGCCAAGCAAGTAGAAGGTATCACACTAACTACTAACCCTGATGGTACACTAGACCCCGACTGGGAGGGCTGGATGGCGGCTATTGAGAGGGTAGGAGATGCTTACACTGCTGCCCCACTCACGTCTCTCACTGAAGGACAGCCCCTAGTACGTGCCTTTAGAGCTATCGGTCAAGGGTTCACTGAACTAGATTCACGTAGTACTTTCAGTCAACTAAAATCAATGACTGAAGCATACAACAAAGCAGTGGTCAGCTTGAATAAGATAGGTGCCAAACTACCTAGGGGCCTACGTAATAACAACCCCGGTAACGTGAAGGCTACTCCTACTCAGTGGCAGGGGGAGGTACCTTCAAGTGATCCTGCCTTTAAGTCTTTCACTGGGCCTGACAAAGGGGTACGGGCTATTGGTAAGATCATGAGTAATAACAGTAACCTCAGCATCAGAGACTTCATCAACAGGTATGCTCCTCCAACTGAGAATGATACAGCAGCCTACCTAGCAGCGGTAACAGCCAGTGGTATTAGTGCAGATGCTACCGTCTCTGAAGTAAACCAGCTTGACTTAGCTAAGGCTATTATCAAGCACGAGCAGGGAGTACAACCCTTCCACGATGAGTTCATTCGAGAGGCCCTAAATGGATGACGATGAAATAAGAGAACTCCGTAGATGGAGACACGACTTGGAAGGGATGGGTATCATGGGAGTACCTGAAAGAGTAAAAGATCTTGAGGTTGCTAGACACCAAGAAGCCCTTGCTAATGTCAGGCTTGAGTCCACTATCTCTGCCTTAAAAGAAGGGATGAGTGAACTATCTAACACTATCAAGGGCTTCCATGGTGATCTTGCTGGGTTACGTAGGATGTTTATGATTAGTATTATTGTTATTACAGCAAGTCTAGTGATACCTAATGACATGGTATCTAATGCTGTTCAGCTACTTATCAAGTTCCTCTAAATACATCTCAAGATAGTGGATAGCCTTCTGGATATCCTTCTTAGGCTCTCCCTTCTTAAGATGTCTAGCGATATACTTCAAGGCATTACCTGTCTCAAAGCCTAGTTCCCAGTCTCGGATCACTTCGATGGGTTGGATCTTGGATGATTTGTAGTGATCACCTCCTACCTGTCTCTCAAGTGAAGTGTTTACAGTGTAGACCCCTCGGCCCTTACCTAAGTACCATATACCTGGGTTGTGTTCCATCATCCAATATCTACCAATTCACATACATCACCTGAGCAGGCCATAGTACTGGCTCCTCTAGTTGTGTCTTCATACACATCAAGTTTACTCCAGTCAAGTTTCAAGTCTACGTAGTTATTCTCATACTCTTCTTTAGTGATAGATTGATAGGGTGCTTGCTTGTAGGAACCAGTATCATAGGGCAGGAAGCTTACACCTGAGATGGAGTCAAAGTTTTTATACACCCAAGCGCCTACATCTAGCCACTCGTCTTCCTTAACATTGATAGTACAAGAAGGCTTATGCTCACACCAGTAGTCTTGTAAGAACTTCCAATCTTTAAGATGTTCTACTGCTGTCCTATCTGACCTTTTGACTGAGCCTTCAGGTGCCTTGACATAGAAAGAGAAGACAGTAGTAGTCTCTTCTTTACCTATCGCTGGTTCGTGAGGGATTCCTTCTTCCTTAAGAAAGGACGTAAGAGGATCTTTATTATCACCTCTAACAGTGCGAATATAGTAATCACTATAACGGGGATGACAACCAGAAGCGCTATCAACAAGCTGTGAAACAGTACCGCTAGGCTTAATGCAAGTGATCGCAGCACTAGGTTTGATACCTATCTTCTTCGCTAATGATTCGTTCTCCTTGATTGCTACTGACTTCCAGTGAGTAAGATACTGAGGATTGAAGACAAGATCAGGGTTATCATAGATCCCTGTAAGGCTTACCCCCAGTAGCGCCTCATCCTCCGTGACAGTCTTCCAAGTCTTTCGTAGATACTTAAAGTTAGTAAGTCTAGCTTGATACGTGCCAAGCACAGTAGCGAGGCGAACCTTGTCAGAGATTGATCCTCTTGTGTCGTACTCCCTGACCACAACTTCACTGAGGTTGCAGAATTGATTGGGACGTAAGATGATTTCACTACAGGGATTTGTACCAAAAGTGTCACACTCGGCTCTGCGCCCACTTCTGGATGCCTGCAACCGGGAGGCATCTCGATTAAATATTCCCCGCTCTCCACTTTTACTCTCGTATAGCGCAACCCATTCACGGATAAATGTTCCCATGTCAGGTCGCTCGGTGTAAACCGCTGAGTTATTAGCAAGTGCTCGGTAAGGAGTGCTCTCCCACCATTGTCCTGACTTTGCATGTCTCATCCTGTCATCAGATAGGTTTGATAAAGAGATCATTGCTGATCGACGTACACCACCAACTACTACGATGTCTGCCACTTTACAACAGAGGTCGTGGACTTCGATGGAGGTGAGCTTTCGTCCCATAGCTCCGGTAATGGCTCTTGTAGTAAAGTCAAAAAGCTCTTCAAGTGGCTCTGGTCCTGAAGATCTTCCACCAAACGTCTTAAGTGGAGAGCCGGCTGGTCGAACATACGCCATGTTCCATCTTGGTATGCCACCACTATAAAGAATCGAGATAAGTTTTCGATAGGCCCTAGCCCACCCTGCCTTACTGTCACCGACCACAATTTCTTGGCTGGATTTGTCAAAGCTTGAAGCAACTGTTGGTAGCTCATTAATCACCTGCCTCTCTACACTGTATCCCACACCTGTGCCACACATCAGAATGTACATAAGCTCGTCGAATGCACGTAGGTTATTCACCTGTAGGTATGAACAGTTGTACCCTGCTACGTTACACCTCTCTAGTGCAGGACCTGCTGTCCACATAGCACGCATAGAAGGCATGACATCTAGGTTGTAGATTACATCGTAGAGTTCTGACCTTAGATAAGAGCCAGTCATAAAGTCAAGGTAACGGTTGACTGTCTCGCTCCAGTCTTCTCTACGGCCTTCGGCCTCAAGCCATCGTGAGTACCTAGACTTGTAGATGAATTCTTGGTAGGGTGTCATCATTTAGAGAATCTAATCACTTGTGCACCATCATACACTTTCTCCATCTCTTCCTTGTCTTCAAAGAATTCCTCAAAGTCCATGATAGTTACTGGCTTGATCCCAGATACTTGGTAATGTTCTACTCCGTTCATCTCTTTCCAAGCCTTCATAGCGTTATCAAAGTTTAGGTAGAGGTAAAAGTAATCTTTATCAACCTTGGTATCAGTTACTACAATGAGTAGTGCTTCAGCTTGCATTACCAGATCCTAACATAATAACCATCATACTTAACGTATTCTATAGGTCCGAAATCGTTATCCCAAATAACTTCTGCTTCCTTGTCTTCAATTGCCATCAGTCTAATAATTAGCTGTTCTAATGTCATTAGATAAAATACTCCATGTTAGGTGGGTAATAGTACTCACCCTTAAGAATCTTACCGTCTTCTCTACGTGTGAGGTTCCCATCCATGTCACCCTTAGATAGGTTACTCTCACCTACCTCATCGAAGGCACCCCCATAGTCCCATCCTTTGTGCTCAGTAAAGACCATATTAGTGAAGGTCACATCACACATCTCTTTGAGCAGGTTCATCTTGGACTCTACCCAAGCTGGTGTTCTACGGTACTCTTCGATAGCCTTAAGCAACTCTTTAGCTTCTTCTTCCATGACAGTCAGCAAGAGTTCTTCGGACTGTGGGCCAGTTAGATCCATCCATTGGTTGACTACGTCTTCGTAGATTGGCATGGTATCTCCTCCATAACTACAATGTCTGCAAAGTAGTACTTAGTCTTCTTCCTGTTAACTATGTTATCGTCTTCTTGTACCTCGTACTCATCGAGATAAACGATGTAGTTGTCCCACCCCGGTCTCCACTCTTTGGTTATCTCTACAACTTTCTTCATCTAGCTCCTCTTCAGATTGTAATTCAATCTCAATGTACTTGTCAACATCTTCGATAGGATCGGTGTACCTCTTAGGGTGAGGCTTACGTGGTACCTTAGGGGTAATCTTATTCGTCTTGCTCAAAATCAAATTCCATCTCGGTGTCAGCAATGTACCGTGCCTCAAAGATCTTTAGGTCTACCTTGTACCTATCGAGTGCTTCGATGAGGGTGCGCGAATCAAGGTCTAGCTCATAGATGATATCTTCAGGAGTTAGTGTATCTACAACGTAATCTTTAATATGATTAGGCAACATCTCTTAATGTCTCCATACTGATTAGTTCAATGTCTGAAAAAGTACCATTAGATACGTTATGAAGAATAACAACTCCACTCCACCAATCCTTCACTCCGGTACCTGCATACTTAAATGATGGGGATGACTTATCTAGAAAACAGCCAGCTACAACACCCCACCTTGCTACTCCATCAATACCAACCTTACGGCTAATGTCTAAGTTATGACTATGGCCGACAACAGTAGTAGACATGCAAGTAGTAACCAAATGATGAGCAAGATTAAGACCTGCCTTAGCCCTACTTGTCCCTTGAGTAGGGACAAAATGAGAGTATTGAATACCATCAATAGAAATAATATCAGGAGTGTCACCAAGATAAGGGACATACTGCCATCCAATCTTGTCCCAGCCAAATGAACGGTGGTCTACAATACCTTCAAGAAGTGTAGACTTAGTAGATACAGCCTTCGTTAGTCTGTGTTCGTGGTTACCTTCAAGTGCAATGAAGAGAGGGAGTCTCTTCTTACTAATCTTAATCCTAGACATGAGTACCGACTGAGCTAACCAACCTTCTTGAAGATCTTTACTAAGTCGTCTCCCCTCAAAGCTAGACTTACCTACATCATAAGATGAGAGGCTAGGCATATCGAAGAAGTCACCACCATTAATAACTACATCAGGCTTACGGTTGATGATTAACCTAGCAAGGGCATCGAAACGAGTAAGGGTATCTCCCGGTGCTACGTGTGCATCGGTAAAGATTAGATGGGTGTTACTCATCAGGTTGCAAAGCCTCATACATTACGACAGCTTTATTAATAAATAGGTATAAAGCTGCCCTATCTTTGATATGAATATAATCGTCAAGTTCAAGGAAAAAATATCCCTCTTCTGAGATACTCACAGTAACTTCTGTCTCATTAATAGTATGAGTGACACTAAACATCTTCTACCTCAAGGTCAAACAAGAACTCTCTTAGCATGGTAAGGTCTAAGGTTGTAATCTCAAATGGTTCAAAGTTCTTGATCTGACACCAAACCTTACCACCACTAGTGTATACTCTAACCTCGTACTCAAGCATCATCTGTCTTTCTCTTCTGATGGTATGCTTCCATATGTGCCATCAGTTCATCACCATTCCACATCTGATAGAAGACTTCAATAGGCAGTGCGACATGATCACCCATCATATTGCTTTCAAAAGTAACCCAATCATCTTCTAAGTACATCTTATACTTATTGTCGATATTAACAATTACTTCCTTCTTCATCATAGTTTCCTTATAAGTTTAAGCAACTCATCGTGCTCTGTCTTAGATGGAGAGTAGACATCATCTATTCTTTTGTTATACCAGTTTAATGGGTCAAGTAATATATCCTTCTTATGTTGGATGTTAGCTTCAAGGTACCTTAGAGAACCTTTAGAGTTAACCTGAGCAAGTATCTCAAACTTGAAGTTACCAATACCGATGTTCTTTATGTCTCTATTAACATCAGGACTAGAACCAGTATAAGTTCTCCAGTCTGATTCACTTACTCTCTTACCTTTACGTGTATTCCAATACTGCTTTCGTCCTAAGTACTTCCTTCCAGTGACTTTGTTAGTGATGAGATACAAGAATCCAAGGTACTTTTTAGGTTCTGGTACGACACCTTCCCAAGGTACTCTGGGGGCGGATAGGTTCTGAGTATAGTCAGGAGTATCAGGTTCCTCTCGTATTGTATGGGGCATGAATATAGATCCTTTATGTCGGCACCAGTAGCTAAGTACTTCTCTGCTTTCTTAGGACCCATACCACGTATACCGTGCACGTTGTCAGCTACATCCCCTGTTATCAACTGTACTTGCAGGAAGTGATCAGCTTGAGCTTGGGTTACCCAGTATAGGTTCTTCTTCGGGTAATTATAATGCCAACCGGGGATCTGGTCAAGGTCTTTATCGTTAGTTACGATACATGTATGCATATCTCTATAACGATCCAGAGCATAACACTGCATAATACCCATACCATCATCAGCCTCTATCCCATCTAGTACTACTGCATCATAGTCAGACACTAGATAATCATTCAACGCCTGTCTATGGGGTGGAGGATCTGTCTTGCGGTTACCTTTATACACTTCTCCATTGGACGTAGAAGACATCTGTCGCCTGTACTGCTTCGCTCCAGACAGGAAGAAGATACCATCTCTACACTTCAGACGATCTGCTATCTGCATAATAGTAGAATCAAGTGTCTTCTTGGCGAGATCTAGACGGAGACCCTTAGTCGCAGCCGCAGTACGGTACGTCAGCAGATCTCCGTCTAGTAGTAGTAACTTTATAGACACAACATTTTAATCATACATCTCAGAGTCTCGGTTGCCGTCCTTATCAAAGGTAACTAGATCAATGACACGTACCTTAGATGGACGCTTGAGTGCGATGAACTGCTTCTTGTTGAACTGAGTACGAGCAAGGTCACACTTGACTAGCACTTTGGAACCATTACCAATCTTGGTGCCCGGCTCTACGTCTTCGTCATCATACATAACTTTAGGACCGAACTTGGCATTCTTTGAAGAGACAATCTTTACGAACTCAATGCCATCTTCAGCCACCTCATAGCGTGGGTTACCCTCATCATCGACCTTCTCTCTCGCAGAGTCACCATGAAGGTTACCGTTCTGATCCTTGAAACCAGTAAGGATCTTGACACCCAGTTCCTTAACCTCTTCAAGACTATCTGGGATGATGGTAATCTCATATAGGTCGGTAACTGGGTTAATCTCGAATACGCTAGCCCAGTGTGCCTCACCACGGATGAAGACATCGTCAAGCTTCTCGTAGTTCATGGTCATATTAGTTTATCTCCACTTCTCTCTTGCATTGTAGCATAGTTTGATAAGGTAGTTGGCGAACCGCCTCAGAATCGAACTGAGATCTACGGTTTTGGAGACCGTCGTTTTACCATTAAACCAGCGGAACATCAATGAGTTTCTTTCCAAGTTTTCCCCACCTTATATTCACCAGTGATAGGACACTTACATTTGTAGTATCTCCCAGCTTGCTCTAGGGAGAGTACCTGTAGTCTACCAAGGGTATGTGCATCAGCTTCTGAGCCAACCTCAGTCTGCCATTCGTCATGATTCTGTGTGGATAAACTATATTTTACACCCTTCTTATCTGCTTGTCCACACCAAATCTTCAAGGCTCGCTTCATCAAGGTAGCTTCACCCTCTTGTAGTAGCGAAGCGAGCCAGTCACCGTGCCAGTCAGAAGCACATGGTATCCACCTACCACTGATGCCACTGTAGATGTACCCCTTGCGTGCTTGCTTCTTCTGAGTGTTCATGAAGGACTCCAAGCCGGGAGTCTCTTTGATGAACTTCTTATATAGTCTACCAGTCTCATCTACTGGCTTGTTGATTGTACTAGCCAGCTTAGTGATACTAGCACCTAAGAGGAAAGAATAGATACCTTTATGTTCAATAGGCTTCGCTACTAACCTACCGGTTCTCTTATGAACTCCTGCACATTACTATGCAGAGCAGACTATATCATCACCCTACTGGGTGTCTGGCGCTTCCACTCGCTTGAGTGTACTCTCTTTCGAGATAGTCGTTGCACCTTCTAAATAAACTTCTTAGAGTCAAGAGTATTTAGCTTGGCTCAGGATTGTCCTTTAGAAGGAGGTTCCCTGAGTTCACCAGATTTATAGACGTCCTGTATTAAACGTCTTAGCCTTAGGTCGATCACACCCTAAGATGTCTGCATTACGTTGGTGCACGTCTCCGTTGATTAGCTCGTCTGTCCACTCTTGACTGTCAAGGTAGTGAGCCGAGACTCGTAGTTGAATTCCTGAGGCGTCACACCCCAAGAGATACTTGTTATCTGGTGCCCCCCACAATAGTCTACACTCACTACCATAGGGGCTATCACTGGAGGGTACTTGAGTAATAGGAGGATCGCGGTGAGCCATTCGGTGAGTTCTGGTTCCAATAGATATGATTTGTCCATGCTGACGATGCGTGTTCTCATTGTAGAACTCCAACCATTTGTCTATCTGTTTAGTGATACGTGTATTAAGGATACGCCACTCTTGGTATGGCCTGTACTTCTCACCTACCTGATGGATAATATCATCTAAGAGTTCATCATCAAGCTTAGGTTCTCCAGTAGGAGTTAAAACTTTTGGCTTCCATCCGGCGTGCAGTAAGTGACGTTTGATGAACGCATCTCTGTTGAGGTTGACTTCTGGCCATTTGATCCAAGCAAATGGGGCTCCGTCAGTAAACCAATCTGTCGGACATCCTCCAAGATTTCTAGTACTAAGTTCTCCGTTTCTTTTAGTCGTCGGGGTCGTGAGTATAAGCTCTCCTTTAGAATACTTAGCTTCTGCAAGAGAAGGAAATAACTCTCTAAGCTGAAGCTCACACTCTTGTCGTTTATCATTCAGTTCACTCCTAAGAACCTGACATTGTTCTATATCAAAGTAGAAACCGTTACGCTCTACCTCTTTCATCTTCCAATGGACGAAACACTCTAGTTCTACCTCCGTCCATGGTATCTGCTTCTCATTGATACTGTTCTTAAGTAGTCGGTATAGCTTAGCATTGATCTTGGTATCTTCAACACACCGATGGATCATAGCGTCTGATAACACAGACCAGTCTTCGTGTTCAGGCTTGGTAATCCCTAACCGTTCTCCCCATGCTCCCAAGCTATGACCACCATCACGGTTAGAGTGATCAATGCGAGACATGCAGAGAGTATCCACCCAGCTATTAATGGGAGGAATAATGCCAAGACAGTCCCTAAGAACCCACCAATCGAAACCAAGAATGTTATGCCCAACAATCTCTGGATGTGTCGTGGCATAGTTACGCATCTCCTCATACGTAGTTAGGATATCAACATGGTCAGTATCAAGATCACGCCCAACCATGACGTGTATCTTGGTGTACTCTAAACCGTCTGTCTCTAAGTCAACTACCTTCACATCATTTAAACTCCTTGATACACTTAAGATGGTACTCACTTGAAGAAATATCCTTGAACTTATCAGGATACTTATTGTCTATAAAGGTACACCAATTATCCCATAGTTGGTCTACTCCAATATGTCTACATATAGATAGATAATCTTTAATATTATATTTATTATCTTTATTATATTTAATATCTAACTCTTTAAGTATATCTATTAAAGAGTATATAGTACTGAAGTTGTGAATGTCAAGACACCCTACCCTACCAAATGCTAACTGGAGGATGAAACCACCCTTAGCTACCCCTATCCCCGGTATCTCACATAGTATACCAAGGGCCTCTTCATCTGTCAACGATGGGAGTAGGGTATGGAGCTGAGAGGTAAGCTTAGGGTGACTCTTGAGCCACTCAAAGGTCTTGATCTTGTTACCCCACACGTAAGGGGAACGTAGCCCTACCTTGTTTACACTTGCAATCTGATCATGCATAGCGTAGAATGGTTGTTGAATGGTGAGGGATACGAACTTAATGACACTATGGAAGTTGTCAGGGTTAAGGTGTGCTGCAATCTTAGGTTGAACCGTCTTGTAAGTCATAGATGTTCCATTAAGGCTTTCCAAGAGGTCGGGTATAGCTCTTCAAAGGTAGGCACAAACATCTTAGCGAAGTCTTGGATCTCTTTCTGTGCACTACCCTCAGTACGTAGCTTTATAAAGTGAGCCCAAGCCAACAGGGAACCAGTCCAATGCCATTCAACCATCTGCGATTGTGGCATCAACATACGCACCTGCTCAGGACATACTCCTTTATCAATCATATCTTTGTATAGGACCTTAAGATTATTGTAAAGTTCATCCACTGAATCTGATTGAGGAAGGATATACCCACCATGTAATGCTAGTACCGACTTACAGAATTTTAACAAATCTTCATCAGAGGCATTGTGCTTCATGATGTTAGCTTTATTAGAAATAGTTTGTATGTTCCCTTTAATATAGCCTTTAGTGTTATCAATACGATCTACACTAGGTGAATTATCTGTAATACTACTAGATTCATAGTCTAATGTTAACCCAAGATAGGCACAGCTTTCAGGCATTGGTATATCTTCTGGAGATAGGTCAATCTCTAATCCCCGTCTAGCTGCACTACCTTTTAACCGTTCAAGCTTAGAGACCCTCCAGCCTTGGTGTGTCTTACGGTATGCTTTTGACTGACAAGATGAGGAACAGTAAATCTGCCTGTTATTAACACTAGTGAATGTTACATTACAATTAGGACACTTACCTTCTTGTCCTTGGTAAGTTACAGTCTTGTCTGAACTTCCTTGTTTCTTATCTTCTGCTCTGCCCCTCCAAGATGTTGGCTTATAGAACTCAGGAGGAGAGTCAACATAACGACGAGATACTTCACTCCAACTCATACCTACCTGATGCTTACCCGCCTGTCTAGCTACGAAGAGGGGAGCCTTGCAGTGGAAAGAGATATGAGGATGTCTGAATGGGAGCCAGTGTCCTTCCCTAGCTAGGTAATTTATGAGCTTGGTATCTTTTTCTGATAGATATTTTTTACCGTAATACCTTCTAATTGGTGGGGCATTATATAGTCCCCTACCAAATTCATCTGTATCCATCTCTTCCCGGTAGTCTTGTACCCAATCAGACTGTTTATCAAAAGATACCCTAGCTGCATTGACTACTCCCAAATCACTTGACATATGATCAAGATACGTGACTTCCATAATTCTCCATCCATTCCATAATTTGTTTAAGTTCTGTTAGTGACCCACTATTCTTTAGTCTATTCATTCTTCTAGATATAACTGCTGTACAATTTCTATCAAACTGTAACTTAAGGGTGTACATTAATCGTGCATACCTTCCTTGATATCCATCTCTAGATTGAAGATCCTTAAAGCAATTCTCTCTAGACGCTTAGGTCCCTCTCGCAGAGGACCACTCCAGCAGTCTGCTAGTAAGTCTGAGATGTATCGTAGCTCTCTAATAATGTAATCATTAGTCATAGATTTTTTCATGACACTCTCTCATAAGTAACCTTAACTTCAATAACCTTACCACCAAACTTACCAACGTACTTCTCTGCTGGCTTACGATGAACCCATAGTCTGGCATCAAGAAGGGTAATACTAACTACACCTCTTCCAGTATCAACAGGATTCCAATGTGGATAGTAACCATCTTCACGCAACACTGTATACTTAATCATATCACTCTACCTCCGTCAGTCCAAATGGGCGTAGGTTAAACCTAAGCTTGGTACCTAGTCCACTCCAACCAGAAGACCTACACTTGTTAACATGCAGTAAGGTAGTGTTCTTCTCTTCTTCGTCTTCACTCATCTTGTTACGAGAAAAGCTAAAGAGGTTATTAGCTAGCTGATAGATAGCACCAGTACCCCTAGCATCTTCCATCGTAGGTACTGCCCCTTCTTCCCAAGTTTTAGAGCCATTACTCTTACGTAGGTGACAGCAAGTAGCAATGTAACAATCAAGTCTAGTGGTAAGTTGTTTCAAATTAGTAAGGAACTCATCGGTAAGAGCAAGTGTGTTGTCTGATGCTGTACCACTCATGATGTAGCTGATGTGATCTAGGATGATCACCTTGGTACCGTATACCCTGACACTCAGTTCAATTAAGGATAAGATATCCTTGGATGTGAGCCTACCATACTCCTTCTGATCGAAGAGGTGGATACGATTAGACCCTAGTGTATTCTTCCAAGCTTCTTCCTTATCAGTAGGGCTATACTCTTCAGTAGGTTTATGGAAGGGGATGCCTGAGTTGAGAGCCATGTACCTTAGGGTTGCTTCTTCTTCTGAATCCTCAAGGAAGAAGACAGCCTGATGATCAGTAGTTGTATTGAGGATGTGATGTGATAGTTGAGAAAGGAATAGACTCTTACCAATGGAGGAGCCTGCAAGGTATACATCTAGGTGTGAGTACTTCCAACCCCAGCATACTTTATTGATTGCCTCCCAAGGATAAGACTTGTACTCGATGCTTTTACGTGAGAAGATACTATCATGCAGTTCATCAAGATTACAGAAAGCCTTAAGCTTTACAGGCTGACTAGCCCACCACCTCTTGATTAGCTCACCTGACTTACCTTTAGTCAGTGCTTCATTAGCATCCTTAGGGAAGTCAGTTGGTAACTCTATTACTTCTACCTTACCGGGGAAGATAGTAGCAATCCGTTGCAGGTCTACCTTGCGACCAGCATCATCGTTGTCAGGTAGGATCTTGATCTTCTCGAACTGATTAAGCTTCTCAAAGTTATGCTGGATAGCATCTACTGCTACTGAGTCTGAAGGTACAGCATAGACAGGGTACCCTCCCAGCATCTGAGATAAGCTTGGTGCATCCCACATACCGAAGACAATAGTAACAGCCTTGGTACTCTTAGGTGGTACGTGCATACCCCATAGGTCGTAGTCTTTCTGCTTGAAGCCGGGCGCGTGGTAGATATACTTCTGTTTCTCAATCTCAGGTTGATTTACTTTAAAGTTTACCAGTTTCCCATTGATGTATAAGGGAAAATAGTAATGACCTTTTGCATCTGGGCCACAGATACCCCAGTCCTTTAAGGTCTTTACATCTAGTCCTCTGTATGCCTTCGTAGCCAGAGGCACAGAAGGAAGAGTACCAGTGAGCTTAACGCTACTAGAATTATCCATGTTAGTACCTCTTCCTTTTCCTTTGTAGTTACATGAATGACAGAATGAACCACCATCTTCAAAGATAGTCAAGCAATCATTGTGTCCACATTTAGGGCATGGCTGATGTGTTAGCATACTTCGCAATCCAAGGGCATCGTGCTCCATTCCTCTCAATGTAGCTGAGTCTCTTATACTTCTTACTTTGACCACCAACAGTCAGTTCTCTACCGTCCTTCAGAGTGACAGGCTCACTCCTCCACATGAAGTAGTAGTAGTGCTTATTCTCAATAAAGGTGATGTCTGCAATGACATACATCCTCAAGATACAGTCTGAGACATACCAATGTAGTGGTCTAGCTTGCTTAACAGTTATGATCGTATCACCTACCCCTAAGGTATTGCCGAAGGCATCAATCAGTCGCACGACTGGCTCCGTGTGATACGTGCATACCAAGAGTTAGTATCAGTATGTAGTTGAATGTAACTAAGCCTAGTACCGTACCCTTCCGGGTGGTACCTGTGCTCAAGATTTTCTAGGTAGTTGTACACCTCATCCCTTGTATCAGCTCTGATATCATATACAATGTTCATACCAAGAGGGTACTCATCAACTGTGATCATCTTTATTATCCTCTACTATAGCCTCAATCAGATCGAGGAAGGCATCTCTACTACGATGACCAAGCCCAAACTTGGGGCTGTACACCGTGTTAAGAATGAACTCAGAGGTTGGCCCCTCCTCATAGAGGACGGTAACCTTAGAGTGAATAATAAGGAGTGCCTCTAAGATTTCGTATGCGACCTTCTCATCAAAAGACATAACATTAGAATAGGTTCGCGTCTTCATGTCCACTCCACATTCTTTAAACCATAGAATTCTAACGCTCTCATACAGCCAGAGCAGGGTTTGGCTGTACCGTACACCCAAGAGTTACCCGATCTCTTCACCCGAACAACCAGTATAGAACAGGACTCCAAAGAATCAGCGGTAGAATTATATAGGTAGTTACGTACAGCATCAATCTCTGCATGTAGGAAGATCCTCTCTGGTCTGCTAGCCCACTTGGCTTGAAGAGGGTGAGACTTCCTCTGATTAAAACCTACAGCTAGAAGCTTTCCCTTACGGTGGATACCAGCTACGATCCTTGCAGATTGGATAGGCTCTACATTCTTAGCCATGTTGTAGAGTACATCTTTAAGAACCATAGCTGGTGTCCTTTAATTACTCTTCGTCGTACTCATACTCATCAAAGTCAAGCACACGACCAACCCACATCTTATCCTTAAGCCTGTCGGTGATATCATTGAGGACAGTGTACTCACACACCCTCATCTTAGCGTTGTTGTAGTCTACTGGCACTGCTACAACATCAGCAGGGTTAATCGAGACAGCAACTACCCGGTCACTGCCATTACGTACTACACCATAGTGGAACAGATACTCAAACCCACAGACATGTAGACCATGAGAGCAGGTACGGTTAGCGTCCTCGTCTACCATGTTACGAGGGACTGACACTACCTGACCCGGACTGTTATCAAACTTACCAGAGAACAGATCCTTGTAGTCTGCCCGTACAATCTTGTAAGCTACGAAGTTACCATCCTCAAGGATAGCATGGTTGTTCTTCTCAAGGAACCCATACAGTTCATTGACTGCACGATAGCTAGGGTTCTTTACTAGCTTATCGAGGAAGGCAATGAGGTGGGACACTCGGTCACCCCCAAGGATACGATCAATGAGGACACCAGATAGAGGTTCCCCATTATAGAGTACCTCAGAGTCAGTGACTACGATGCTAGTGCCAGCCACTGCTTTACGTACCTTAGTGATTGGCTGCATCAACTCAAGGATGTACTCAAGGGAGTCACCCATTTCGATAGACCCAATAGCCATGTCATAGTTAGGGTGTGACCTATCAATTGAGGTAGGTACGAACTCCCTATCGAAGACAGTAAGTACGTCACCGTTAATCGTGTAGTTGATTGACATTAATAGTCCTCCATTTGATTTGAGATCTCAATTAGAAGTTCCCCGAGTTCCTTAGTATCAGCCTTAGTTAGTGTTACCCACTTCTCTGTTCTAATCTCAGTCATTGTTGGTGATGTGAGATGGATACAAGTTGTACCACCCCAGTAATCCGAACTGAAGAAGCCACTCTTGTACTTAACTACTGTGACAGTCTCACGGACTGTATTCATTACTCATTTTCCTTTCGGTAAAAGGTTAAGTCAGCTTCACTTACCATGTTAGAAATCCAAGAATTCTGACAGTCGATAAGGACCTCTGGATTAGAACGAAGGAGATTGATTGCCTTGCTGTGGTTAGCTACTGCTTCTTCGTATGAGTCAGTAGCATATAAGATAATAATATCCCCATCATTGTAGTGGGGATCAGCTACTGCTGTTTCGTAGGTGTAACGGCCATCAGTAACTCTAGCAGTAGAAACAAACATCCCATCTTCTTCTGTACGAGCAACCTTACGACTATCATAATTTCCAAGCATGTCAAGCATTACTTGTTCTCCTCTAGGATTGTTGCTACCTTAACGAGATCTGCTGCTAACTTACGCAGATCATAAGAGGAAAACCACTGGCAATTAATGCTCACTTCAAGAAAGCGTGAGCAGACCCTACTGACCCGCACACCACCGCCCAACTCTGGGTTACCTTCAATGATAGTATCAACTCTCTTAGTACTAATCATAATCCAACCTCACTTTTAAAGTTTGACCAATTGATGTACCTATGGATAGGTACGTCTGTAGTTCCAGTGTAATCCTTTACTGTTAAGTTCTTGATGTATTCTACCTTCTTCAAGAGTTCTTTATAGTAAGACTCAGCTTTAGGTTTACTCATGTTATCCTTGATGAAGGTGGGAAGGGTAGCCCAATCGTAGGCTCCAACAAAGCCAGTCTTATAGTAGTCTAAGTCCTCTACATAATCCATCTCTTTCGGCATATCATTTGAATGAACCTTATTAAGGTAAGACTTGAAGTAGTCTACCTTATCAGCACCTCCGTCAGCAATCCATAACTTCAATACCTCTGAGATGTGTGGTACCTTAGAAGCCTTGAGCTTAGTAAGGTTCTTATTAGTAGCTGAGATAACATAATATCCCCTATTAATCTTATGAGTAGTTATATAATCTTCATACTCTTTCTCTGTATCCCTGATATAATAGCAGGTATTGGTTAGATTATCAAGGTCTACCGTCGTTTCAGTAGAGTATTCAACATCTCGATATTTATTACCTCTGTAGTACACAACGAGGGCTTGGGTATCTTTGATACTCGGACCTGAGGTCTTAGTTCTCTTAGCCTTAGCCTTCTTCAATGGCTCATAGTCAGAGAGCTTAAGGTAAGGCACACCAAGGGTAGCCAACTCATCCTCTGCTTCCTTAAGTGTACCGACTGGGCTGATGTAGAGTAGATTACTCTCAGTTTCCCAGACCTTCTTGATACGAGAAGGTACAAACTTGTCGGTGTCAATTAAGAGATATTTAACATTAGTACTATCCTTAGAAGTAAACAGCCTATTGTAGTGGTAATACTTTAACTCACTTACACTACCACTCCTATTAACTTTTATCTCTTTAAACTTAGAGTACTCTAAGTCAACATTAACTTTCATATATATTCTGACATTATAAGGAATACTATACAGGTACTTGCACTTCTCATAAGGTGTAGTCTTATTCTCTAACTCTTCCCTATACTTCTTAATTACGTCTTCTACTGCTGAAGTTAGAAGAGGCTTGAGGTCAGCAGTTGTCTGTTCAGTGTACCTGATTGATTCTCTAGATGCAGTGATATTAAGAGAACCGATAGGCCTGACAATTACTAGGTTAGACGAATCAAGAAGAGAACTAAGATTGTTATTTACCAGCTCTTGATGAGAACAAGAGTAGGGGATGCCACCCATGACTACTAAGAGTAGAGGACTAGCATACTGTGAAGAGTTAGTAAACCTATATAGATCTCCCTTCACTTGTTCAAAGACAATAGTATTAGTAACTACCCCCTTAAAGTTAACCTTACTGAAGTAAGCGAGGAAGGTAGCGTAGTATTCGATCTCTCTTTTGAACTCAATATAATTCCTACACTTAACTGGGATGCAAACCTTGACACCGCTAGACTCAGTTGAGTTAACCCTGCCCCTTAGTGAGATACTAAATGTACCATCGACATTCTTGGTACACTCATACACTGACTTGATGCCCTCAAACCAAGAGGTAACAGTGAATGAGTCAGTGTATGCAAAGCCAGACTTCGAACCAATACCAAAGCCACCAATCTGGTTGTTGTTCGTTGTCTTATTGCTGAACCCATATGAGGAGAACAACTCAAGTACAAACTCTTCACTCATACCCTTACCGTAGTCTCTCACTTCAAAGTAAGGGGTAAGTGAAGAAGGAACAGTTACATCTACCGTCTTACTTTCATCTACTGCGTTAGCTAGGTACTCCCTAACCACTGCCTTGATTGGGTTCTTGTATATGCCTGATGAGAGGAGGTCAAACATCTCTGATGTAGGTTTGATACTCATCTGATTAGAGGAGATGACTGACCCGTGTTGAGATAGCGTGTGTTCTTTACGTAGTGGTATCATAATTCACCTACATAAACAAAGTGAGGATGTATCCCAGACCTAGTGTAAGTACGGGGAATAGCCACATTATCCAAAACTTAACCCATGTCCACTCCTTAGATACATCTACATCCCCACCCCTAAACATACCTACAATAAAGAACATACCTATTGCAGCAGGTATACTGATAGGAGGTAGAGGCACAAACCAAAGCCACATCGTAGATAGGATGTAACCACGTAGTACTAGCACAGGTAGAATAGAAAGAACAGTTACAATTGCTAGCATCATATCCCAAAGCTCCTAGCTTCTGGTTGTTCAGGCTTGGGTGGAGTACCGGGTTGTGGCATAGCGTGGAACACCCTGTCTTGATCATCGAGTGATGGATCAAAGTAGAAGGGTGTCCCCTCACCGACCATAGCTTGTAACTCTTCAGCCTTCTCTTCATCCCAAGGTAAGACGCAGAACTTAGGCCCATCAATAAGTAGGTAGATGGCCTCTTCATACACTACATGGGAGGTTAACACCTGACCTCTGACACACCACGTTGGGTACCCAAGTAGATTGATTGAAGCAAGGGTAAGGTACACTAGACCTACAGTCTTAGCCCTCCAACCACCAATGATGAAGAATAGACCAATGAAGAAGAGTAAGGTTAGTTGGATAACTAAGTCACTTACCTGAATAGTCCCTAATAGGTCTGTTAAGCTCGTTGACATTGACGATAGCCCCATCCTTGAGTGTGAAGTTGAAGACAGTAACCTCCTGTCCGTGAAAGAATAGCTCTACAGTCCTAGAGAGCACATTCTTATTGAGGATAGACACAACCACAGACACAGGTAGTGGTGCCTTAGCATCACCTAGCCTGTAGAGATGGAGATTGACTGTGTACGTACCATCTACTAGGGCTTGTGATCCTGCCTGCTCATGGTTAATAGGCGCCAAGGTGGTACGTCTACTGATCACATCCCTGATCAGGCTGAACTGTAGCCCTGTCTTGTTAGAGTACCCAACTGCCCTATTGTCTAGCGGACCCAGCACCCAAAGGTCTACGTCAGCACCTCGATAAGGCTCAGCCCAGTAGATGTCTACGATTAGGAGGTCCCTAAGCGCTTCGTCTTGGTTCTCATTAGGGTCATTGATAAGCATCAACAAGTAGACGATGACAACTAAGAGAGCACTGAGGAGGAGGAAGAGTAAGTCTCTCCATACTATTGAACTACCCCTCATGACTCCAATCCTCCACGAACCAAAGGATACCACCAACGATAGTGGTTGTAACTGAGAGGCCAACACCTGAGAGGAAGTTGTTAAGTGCATCACCAATCATGGCTGCATCGTTGAGTGGTACTCCAGCCACACTGAGTAGTGCCAGTGCTAGGCCAATTACAGTACCCATCATACCTAGGAATGGCAGGTACTCATACCTCTCATGGTAGAGAGCCCAGAAGAGGATGATGAGGGTATTACCTACCACCACAGTCCAGTCAAGCCCAGCGTAGTAGGCAGCATAAGACAGGCCCATGATGAAGAGGGCAGCAATGAAGATACGCATTAGCTTAGGATCCATCCAATAAGTAGAGCTATACCAGTGACGAGCCACCCACTAATCAGTCTCTCCCAAGAGCTAGGAGTATCATCATACCTCCACGTCATCCATTTTACTATCAGCACTATGATGATAGCTGTGGTGAGTGGTACTTCAGGCGTCTCAAAGACTGGCACGATATGCCAAGCCCAGAGGGCAGAGAAGGTATAGCCTACAAAGATCAGGTTAGGCACAATACAGAGTAGCGTGACAACCCCAAGCATATCACCCATCCATCCCAAGCTGAATGCACTTAACCTTCATCTCGTATCCACCCCAGAGCACAGGCATCCTATCAAAGGAAGCCATACACTCTGCCTCAGTCCCATACTGAGTAGGTTCTTCATGGATGTACACAGTCTTTTCCTCACCTGTTGAGAGGGTAACAAGTACCAGCATCATGATCCACATGGATACTTACTCCTTCCTAGAACCTAAGCTTGATAGTCTTCTCGTTGTTGACTAAGGAAGAAACCCCAAAGCCACAGTTCATCTTCAGTTAGTCAGGTATGCGCCAGTCAGTCACCACTCCTCTGCCTCTTCTTTCGTCAAGAAGAAGTGAATACCACTGGTGCATTCAACCCTAATGTCAGCATCATAAGCGTCAGGGTATGTCAGCTTGCCGGGGATGTAGTGCGTCTTGTGGACACCCCTACTTACTACTGCTTCGCCTTCAATAACGAATACAAACTCAGCCCTGCACTTACGCCCAACGGGTGTTGCTGTTCGCCGAGCAGAAGGTGGCACACTCATTTTAACTAGGGTTCCATTCTTCTTTCCCCATACGATAAGTGATCCTTCTTGTGGGATCTGAAAGTGCGGAAGTATAGCATCTTCAAGGTCTGCACCTTTGAGGTAAGCACCTATGAGGTCTGCATCTCTGAGGTTAGCACTTCTGAGGTTAGCACTTCTGAGGTCTGCATCTTTGAGGTCTGCACCTCTGAGGTCAGCACTTCTGAGGTCTGCATCTCTGAGGTCTGCACCTCTGAGGTCAGCACTGCTGAGGTTAGTACCTCTGAGGTCTGCATCTTCAAAGTCTGCACTTCTGAGGTCTGCATCTTTGAGGTTAGCACCTCTGAGGTCAGCACTGCTGAGGTTAGCACCTATGAGGTCTGCACCTCTGAGGTCTGCACCTCTGAGGTCTGCATCTCTGAGGTTAGCACCTCTGAGGTTAGCACCTATGAGGTCTGCATCTTTGAGGTCTGCACCTCTGAGGTCAGCAAACGGTGTAATATTCATTGTCTTACGCTGCCTGCTTGTACTGTTCAACCAATGCCTGCACTGCACGGGTAAGTTCATGGACCCTATGCTTATCGGTAGGCTTGATCTCTTTCTTGTCCTCAATCGAAGCAATCGCTTCAAGCCTCTTAATCAGGCTATCATAGCCAACGATAGCATCCGCGCTAGACTTGGAGGTGAGCTTGAAGTATGGCACCTCACTAGCCTCAGTGAAATGCCAGTCGTCATCAGTCAGGTTATCCCACTTCTTGGCAAGCTTCACACGATAGGTGAGCTTCTCCTTATCAAACAGCACCTTGATAGGAAAGTTAGTCTCAGTCCAAGCCTTCATCTGTTCGTGGTGAGACTTAACATCGTTGTCAAAGAGCCCCTGAAAGAGTGCCTGCATGTACTTGTCAAGGCCAGCACCCTTGTTTTCCCAAGCATACTGGACAGAAGCACACAAGGCTACGTGGATAGAGTTACGTGCCTTTACACTGCCGTTGATAGCAGACTTGACAGCACCACCCACCTTGGCAGCACTGATGTGGTTGGTGGTCGTCAGTTCGGTAGTCATATCAGCAACCTCCGTAAAGAGTACCCGCACCCATTGCACGGATAGCAGACCAATACATTTCCATGTGAAGAGCACACCACTCTTGCTTAGTCATGCGTAGAGCACCTTCCCCTTCCTGCGATAGTCACGGAGCTTGGCGATGGTACGATCATTGCGGGCAAGTTCACGACGAAGGTTGAAGTCACGATCGCTACGCTCGATCTTACGCTCAAGCTCACGATCAGAGTACGGATGATAAGTCCTCAAGACAGGACCACCAATGGCGAAGGTGGGTGACTTGGGCCTAACGTTCATTGACACACTCCTTCTCATACACTGCATAAGCTTTCAAAAGCTTCTGGAAGTTGTAGTCTTCGGTTGCACTGCCGGGAGACGACTGATGGACACGGAGCCACCAATAGGCGGCATCTGCCATGTTCAGAAGAGCGAACAGCTTCTTAAGCATTCTTACTTCTCCAAGTTAAACCATGAAGGATAAGACATGCTTACACTTCATGGTTTAACTAAACATACCTTTCACCCATTGGTACTACAGTTCTATAAGTAAGCAGGGTACTAACTTTCGTCAGCTTGCTAGCTTACTCGCGGTCCCGCAAACTTACCCTAGTCGCTGGTTTCCGTTGGAAGGTATGCTAGTGCATGTATTACAGTGCAGGCCCATGCTGGCTTAGACGAGGTTGACAGCTCGCCATTGCAGAGGTTATCAGCCTCGATAGGGTGGTACTAAGTTCCACATGCCTGCCGTTCGGTGTACCCTAAGTGTGCCACAAAGGACAAGCCACACTCGGGCCTTGGTACTAGGCGTACATGTGTTGCAGTCAAGCTCCACACTATCCGATATTAGCTCACCTGCGCCTCGATAGGTTACACGAGGCCCGAGCCATAGCTGCTAGGTATCGCTGACGACGAAACCCTAGCATGGTAGCGGCATGTTACCTCCGCTCGTCAGATGGGAACGCTGCGTGTTCCCGGTATCTCTCTACATAGTCACTGGCATTGCACCAGTCAAGAGCCGACGCAACAGGGTCAGAGCAGACCCTCAAGAGACCCACTAAGGGCCGGTGCCGCGTTGGCAAGACAGACCATAGGCTTTGCTGCACTGCTTCACAAATTAAAAATAATCCATGATATAGCCTTTGCTATGTTCCCTTCGCGTATATGAATGCAAGTAGCGTGCCAAAGGATAAGATTCCTGTGGATAAGTGGTGGAATACAATGTGGATAACCTTGTGGATAAGTGCTGTTCCACATACCGGAAATTCCCCGTGAGACGACGATAAGGCATACAGACGAGGGATACCCCATGGAAGTTATCCACAGCCTGACGAGGCTCCTAGAGGCCCTTCCGATGATGCTATGAAGTATAGCCTTTGCTATGTCTGGTCTAGGCTAGGAGACAGGTAAGGCTAGGGTTTCCCTAGGCATAGGCTAAAGCTAGGGATAACGTAGGGTGAGGCAACTTTGAACGATCAGTCAAAGATGTACGCGCTTACCCTTTAATAGGTATACTCTTATGCAAGTACAATGGTATAGGCTTATACAGGTACACTTTTACAAAGGTATGCAACTATACGCGTATAAGCCCATGCGGGTACAAGCTGATAACCCTTGGGGGGTATACCCTTGTAAGGGTAAACCATTAAAA